TATAGGCGGGACAGGGGCCAAGGCCGATGCCTGCTCGATCTGGATTGCGCAGTTTATCGGCAAAGAGATACGAGTGCTGGATTACTACGAAGCACAAGGCCAGCCATTAGGCGCACACGTTCAATGGTTGCGCGATAACGGGTATGAGAAAGCAGAGTGCTTCTTGCCGCATGATGGCAGCACTAATGACAAGGTTTACGACGTTAGCTTTGAAAGCGCTTTAAGGGCGGCAGGGTTTAGCGTTACGGTTATCCCTAATCAGGGGACTGGCGCGGCATCGAAACGTATTGAGGCAGCTAGGCGGTTGTTCCCGTCCATCTGGTTCAATGAATCGACCACACAGGCAGGGCGTGACGCTCTTGGCTGGTATCATGAGAAGCGCGATAATGAGCGCGGCATAGGTTTAGGACCAAATCACGATTGGGCATCACACGCAGCCGACGCATTCGGGCTGATGGCGGTTGCCCACAATAATCAGCCTGCACCTGCATGGGGCAAGGCAATCAAATATCCGAAAGTTGGGGTCGCTTAATGGACAAGAACGAGATTAGAGCGATTGTATCCGCTGAAAAGCGCTCTGCAATTGGCTCGTCTACAACAAGCGTCCTGACCCGCCAAAGGTCCGACGCGCTTGATTACTACATGGGCGACTTGAAAGAGCATATGCCCACGCTTGAAGGCCAGTCCAAAGCCACGTCCAGCGATGTATCCGACACGATTGAAGCCATGTTACCGCCTTTGATGGACATATTCACAAGCGGCGAGGAGTATGTGGAGTTTGCCCCTGTTGGCCCTGAAGACGAAGAACAGGCCAAGCAGGAAACGGATTACGTCAACCACATCTTCATGAACGAAAACCCCGGCTTCCTGATCCTGTATAGCATGATTAAGGATGCGCTGCTGTCGAAGAACGGCATCGTGAAGGCATGGTGGGAAGAATATGAGGAGGTAGAGAAAGAAACCTATCGCGGGCTAGACGCTGACAGCTATGCCATTATTGCGGCCGACACAGAGGCAGAGATTGTCCAGCAGACCGATAATGGCGACGGCACAATGGACGTTGTTGTGTCGAAAAAGACCAAGAAAGGCTGTTTCAAGTGCGCGGTTGTGCCGCCTGAAGAGTTTGGCATTAGCGCGCAGGCAAAGACCATCCCTGAAAGTGGTTACTGCTTCCACCGTTACCGCAAATCGCAGTCGGAACTGATTGCAGACGGCTACGACAAGGATGTTGTCGAAGGATTGCCCACCTCTTCAAGCCGCAATGGCGATGAATATGAGGAAGGGCGCTCCAGAGACACGTTTGACGATGAAAGCGACCCACAGAGCGTTGTAAACCGCTCCATGCGCCTGATTGACGTTACAGAGCATTATATCAAACTGGACGTGGACGAGGACGGCGTTGCGGAATTGCTCAAGGTAGTGACCGCTGGCCCTTCTGACACGCTGCTAGGCGAACCGGAAGAGTTTGACCGGATGCCGTTCCACTCGATTACGCCCTATCCCATGACGCACCGTTTCTTTGGGCGTTCTGTTGCCGATCTCACCATCGACATCATGCGGATTAAGACGCACCTGCTGCGCCAGTTGCTGGATAACGCATCATTGCTCAACAACCAGCGCATTGCCGTAGGTTCGCAAGGTGCAGACGAGAATACTCTTGATGACCTGCTAACCAACCGTCCTGGCGGCATTGTCCGCATGAAGGACGTGGGTCAGTTACGCGAGATACCAAACCAGCAGCTAGGCCCGCACATCCTGCCGCTGATTGAATATGTTGACCAGTCAAGAGAGACGCGCACCGGAATAACCCGCAATGTGGGTGGTATCGACCCCGATGTATTGAACAAGGCAGCATCTACCGCAACGGGCTTTCAGGGGCTACTGGATGCCAGCATGATGCGCATTAAGCTGATTGCGCGCATCTTCTCGGAAACCGGCATTAAAGACCTGTTCCTGCATATCCACGAATTGACCCGCAAGCATCAGGACAAGGAAAAGGTTGTCAAGCTGCGTAACCAGTGGATTGAAGTGGATCCACGCGGTTGGCGCACGCGCAACGACATGACCGTGAACATCGCTTTGGGCACTGGCAGCAAGCAACAGCAGCTAATGCTCTTGAATGCCCTGTTAGAGCGCCAGAAAGAGGCGATACAGTTCCAAGGCGGTGCAGATGGTCCCCTTGTGACGCAGGACAACATATACAACACGCTGAAGCAGATGACCGAACTGGCAGGCTTCAAGAATGTGGACAGGTTCTTTACCGAGCCGGACCCCAATGCAGAGCCGAAAGAAACGCCGCCCGATCCTGCCGTGTTAGAGGCGCAAGGCAAGATACAGCTAGAACAGCAGAAAATGCAGATGCAGCAGCAAGCCGATGCCGCCAAGATGCAGATGAACGCGCAACAGTCCGAGGCTGAGATGATGTTCAAGCGCGAAGAGGCAGACTTGCGTATGCAATTAATGCGTGAGGAAGCCGCTGCCAAGTTGCAATTGCAGCGCGAAAGCAAGGAAGCGGAAATACAGTTGGCGCGGGAATCGAAGCAGGCTGAAATTCAGTTAGCCCGCGAACAGATGGCCATGAACGCGCAGACGGCACGGGAAACGGCGCAGTTTAAGATGGGGACTGACCGCGCTGGCGGAAACCTTGCAGTTTAAGGAGTTTTTAGGTATAAGACGGGCTGAAAGTCGCGCTAACGACTTCCAACCCTGACCAAATCGAAGGATGAGTTCGACATGGATGTGAAACAGTTACCATCAGCGGAATATCTTAGTCAATTGCTCGACTACGACAGCAGCACTGGGGCGCTTAAATGGCGTCAACGCACACCTGATATGTTTGTCGGCAAAAATGCAGAAACTGTCTGTAAAATATGGAACAAGAAATACGCCCACACCCAAGCGGGAAGGGTGACCGATAAGGGCTACCGCGCCATTAAGGTCGATTGTAGCGCATACATGGCACACCGCATCGCATGGAAGTTAACGCACGGCACCGACCCTGAGTTTATAGACCACCAGAACGGCAATCGTGACGATAATCGCATCGTCAATCTAAGGGACGTTGGCCGTGCAGAAAATATGCAAAACAGGAAGTCGCCAATAAATAACAAATCTGGCTGCATGGGTGTTTGGTGGTATGAAAAGGCGAAGCGCTGGCGGGCAGATATAACAATCGCCGGAAAGCGTGTGCAGCTTGGCCAGCACAAGAGTTATGAGGAAGCCGTTGCCTCTCGTAAGAATGCTGAAAAAACGTTTGGCTACCACGAAAACCATGGAAGGGCTGCAGTATGATCCGCGATGCACTCGAACGCGCTGGCATATTGGCCCGTCGTGGCAATCAGGCAATGCTTGAACTTGAACAAACGGGCGATGCTTTCGCCACGCTGAAGGCTGAATATGTCAAAGCATGGGAAGCCACGTCATTAAAGGATGCTGAAGGCCGCGAACGCCTTTGGCAAGCCGTGCAGATTATCGGGAAGGTCGAAAGCCACCTGATTCAACAGGTCCAGAACGGCAAAATCGCCGAAGCGGACATTCAACGCCTACGTAAAGGCTAAACAAAGGAACATTTATGGACGCCGACAATGGCGCGTTGTCACTAGACAGCGCGGTCGAACTGCTGCGCATTCCCGAAGGGGAGCAGGCACAGCCGGAAGAACAGACTGCCGATATTGAGCAGCCCGAAGAACCGGCAGACCAAACAGAGACTACGGAAACCGAAGCTGAGGAGCAGGTGACCGAAGAAGCGGATGTAGAAGAGCAAGAACCGGCAACACCGGCAGTCGAGCCCCCTGCATTCTACACAAAGGCAGAGAAGGAAGCATTTGCTAGCCTCCCTCCCGAACAGCAGCAATCTATTGCTAGGCTGGCTCGTGAAGGCGAACGGCATACGGCTAAAATCTCTCAGGAAATAGCTGCCGAGCGCAAGGCAATTGCCGACGCCAAAGCAGCAATTGAGCAAGAACGCGCACAGTATCAGCAAGCACTTCTCGCCAATTTCCCGCAAGCACCTGATCCGCGGCTAATCGACAGCGATCCTGTCGAATATCTGCGGCAGGACGCGATGTATAAGCAAGCCGTCCAGCAATGGCAGGTTGCCGAGCATCAACGCCAGCAGGAAGTTGCCGAGCAGCAGGCCCAAGAGCAAGCGCAGCGTGAAGAGCATATCCGCACACAGGCGGAGCGATTGAAGGAACTTCTCCCCGAAATTGGCGATCCTGTAGAGGGACCAAAACTGGCCACCGCATTGATGAAATTTGGCAACGAAGTCGGGTTCGACAACGAAGCCCTTTCAAATGCGGATGCTGAAGAACTGGTTATTCTGCATGACGCAATGAAGTGGAGGGCAGCACAGGCATCAGCGAAAGCCGCCAAAGCCAAGCCCGTTCCCAAAGTTGCTGCACCTGGCGTCGGCCGCACCAAGGCCGAAATGACTGCGGACCAGCGCAAATCCGCCCTTGCTCGTCTCGAACGCACCGGCACCATTGAAGATGCCGTTGCATTGTTACGCAACTAAGTTATTGTAAAGGTTACATATTATGAGCCAACCTACCAACACATTTTCCAGTTATGACGCGAAAGGCATCCGTGAAGACCTCTTGGACATTATCGACCGGACAGAGCGCGAAGAAGTTCCGTTCTACTCCACCATTGGCCGCTCCAAGGCCACACAGCGCATTCATGAATGGCAGACGCAGGCTTTGGCCGCTGCCGCTGATGATAACGCGGTGATTGAAGGCGATGACGCCACGATGGACGCCGCAACGCCAACTGTCCGCGTCAACAACCGCACCCAGATCTCGGATAAAACCGCGACTGTTTCGGGTTCGGTGGAAACCTTCGACAAGGCAGGACGTGCTTCGGAAATGGACTACCAGGTTATCCTGAAGGGTCTGGAACTGAAGCGCGACACGGAAAAGCAGATGCTTTCCAACAAGCCTTCGATTGCGGGCAACGACACCGCTGCATCGCAGTCGGCAGGCTTCACCGCATGGTTGACCAGCAACATCTCGGCAGGTTCGTCCGGCGTATCGGGTGGCTTCGGTTCCTCGACCGCTGGTCTGGTTGCCGGACGTCTGGACGGCGCGCTTCGTCAATTTCAGGAAAGCCACATCAACGATGTGATGGAACTGGCATTTGACAACGGCGCTCGTCCTTCGGTCATGATGCTGCCCGCCGCATTGAAAACCCGCTTTTCTGCCTTTGCAGGTATTGCCGATCTTCGTCATGAAGTCGGCGAAAAGCAGGCTACCATTGTTGGCGGTGCCGATGCTTACTTAAGCAACTTCGGCAAACTGACTGTTGTCCCGCAGACCTTCATGCGCTCGCGTGATGCCATCATCTATGACCCCAAGAAGGTCAAGTTGGCCATTGCGCGTCCCATGAAGTCTTGGGAACTGGCCAAGTCTGGCGACACCGAAAAGCGTCAAATTCTTACCGAATACACGCTCGAAGTGTCGAACGAGAAGGCACACTGCCTTATCACCGACGTCCAGAAGAACACCTAACGGGGGAGGGGCGGGGAAACTCGCCCCTTTATTTTATGGCAATGAAACGACTTTTAACCCGCGATGATGCAACGGGCGTTGAGCGCTGGTTCCACCATGACGGCGAAACTATCTCCATCGAAACCAAACAGGACGTATCCAAGGTTCTCGATATATGCGGCAAAATCCGCAACGAATTTCAGGGCTACAAGGACAAGGGTGACGAACATCACCATCATGTAGCGCACTTCCCGCCGATTGTTATTGCCCAATGGCTTGAGGACTACGGCATCGATATTTTCAATCCCGATCATTCGGACAGGGTTTGGAAGAAACTCAACGACCCTGATTGGCGCAAAATCAGAACTTCGGAAGGCTGGGTGTAATGGCACTTTCCAATTACAGCGAATTACAGACGTCAATCGGCGACTGGCTGAAAGACACCAGCCTGACGTCCGTGATACCTGATTTTGTGACGCTGGCAGAAGCACGGTTTAACCGTGAACTGCGCGTGCCTGAAATGGAGGCTGTATCGTCTGCATCGGTGTCAACGGAAAGCGTGGCCCTTCCTACAGGGTTCTTGGAAATGCGGTCGATCTGGCTTGAGGAAAGCCCTGACAGGCCCTTGGACTATTTCCCGCCGCATCAGCTAAAGACCACACGCGCAAGTGCAGAGGCTGGCACTCCTACGGCTTACACCATCATTGGAACGGCTGTTTACCTCTCACCTACCCCGTCTGGCGCACATACCGTCAATATGGCCTATTATGGCCGCATTCCTGCACTGGCCAGTAATTCGACAAACTGGCTGCTGACCAATCATCCTGACATCTATCTTGCAGGGTCACTATCGGCTGGCGAGGCTTTCGGTTGGAACGATGAGCGCATAGGCCTGTGGAACGCCACGGCAAGCGACGGCATTGCAATGTTGAACGAACAGGGCGTGAAGATGCGGACAGGTGCTAACCCCACCATGCGCTCTATGAGGGCCTTCAGTTAATGTTTTGGGAACTTGGCCCCTTGGCACCGGACAAGGCCAAATCACGCGCTAGTGGCTTCCTGACGGTCGCCAGCGGGGCATATCCGCTTGAGAACGGCTACCGGCCTATCGGACAGTTTGAAGAGATATTTACAGCTTTACCATCGGCTCCCAAGGGCGGCGCGTCGTTTACGTCTGCCCAAGGCATCAACTACATCATCGCAGGAGATGAAACGTCGCTTTACAAGGCGGAATCCGGCGGATGGACGTCTATTTCATCTGGTTATAGCTTGTTCTCGGAAAGCCGGTGGAGGTTTGCACAGTTCGGCGGCATAGCGGTGGCTACAAACGGCACCGACGCGATGCAGAAAATCGATCTGGCGTCGGGCAATGTGTCCCCGTTAGGTGGCGACCCGCCCACGTTTGAAACACTGGCAGTTGTCAAAGACTTTCTGGTTGGTGGCGTCCTGGACGGCAATGTCACCTATATGGGGTGGTCAAGCATTAACGATGCCGAGCGCTGGGATTTTGGCCAACGGCAATCGGACTTCAACATATTGGCCACAGGTGGCCGCATTAACGGCATTTTGTCCGGTGAATATGGCATCATCCTGCAACGGGATAGAATTTGCCGGATGGATTATGTCGGTGGCAACTTCATTTTCGAGATTAACGAGGTTTCCAGCAATATCGGCTGCGTAACGGTTCACAGCGTCGCGCAATGGGGTGTTTTAGGCTTCTTCCTGTCCGATGAGGGCTGGATGATGTGGGACGGGCAACAGCCTGTGCCAATCGGGCGGGAGTGGATCGACCGCGAATTTGCTGAACTTTACGATGTGAGCGATTGGGCATCCATGTCCACGGCGATTGACCCTATCGAGGGTGTGTTGATTGTCGCCATGCCGGACAAGATGTGGGGCTATAGCTGGATATTCAAAAAGTGGTTTAATATCCCTGTTGTTTCTCCCATTGTGTTCTCAGGTGTTACAAAGTCCATTTCGATTGATGAAGACTATGCGCCGGATATGCCGGAGGATGCGGACATTGACGGGGCTGGCCTGCCAACGCTGGATGACCCTATTTTCAGAGGCGGCGATCCACGGCTTTACGTGTTCAGCAGCACCAACACCTTGGGGGCTTTCACCGGAACCCCAATGGCAGCAACATTCACCGGCAATGACTTGGAACTGTTTCAGGGCCGCCGCACACGGTTGCGCTATTCACGACCGGAAACGGATGCGATTGGCGGAATTACATTAGGCTTTCTGGAACGCAACAGGTTGGGCGACAGCGGGGCATCGTCCAGCTTTACCAGCCTGCAAGAATCTGGAGAGATACCAACCCGCGCACACGCCCGCTATTTACGCCCTACGCTGACACTTTCGTCCGGTTGGGACTATGCAACGGGTGTTGAGTTTAT